TGCAACAACAGCAGCAACTTTTTTTGTTACTTCTACTGCAGTTGCACCAATGCTTTTTAATGCACCACCTATTTTTGATAGATCAATGGAATTAGTACCTTTGAGTTCTTTATTAAGGTTTTGTAAAGCACTTTCACTTTTGGCTATTTCAACACTTAATTCTCTATAACTTTTCTTTTGATCTTCTGTTAACGAATTATATTCTCCCATTTGTTTTTGAGCAGTTTTTAACTGATTTAGTTTTTCAGTAGACGCTTGAATATTCTTTTTTAAAACATCTTGTTTTTGAGCTAATAATTCAGTGTTTTTTGGATCTAATTTCAAAGCTTGATTAAGTTGTTTCAATTCACTGTTTGTTGAATATATGACCTTATTTACACTTTTTAAAGAGTCTTGTAGTTTACTTGTATTACCACCTATCTCAATAGTAATTCCTTTAATATTCTTTGTTGACACAATTGTTTCACTTCCTTTCTTTTAAATACTAAAAAAACCACTTATTTCTAAGTGGCTTTTTTACTACTCAAAAGAGTAGTATTATTCAGATACTTCTTCTACAGGTTCATATACTGCATCAAAGAATGAATCATATGCAGTTTTATTACTTGATGTAGGTTCTAAGAAAGTTCTAACAAGTTTATCAGTTAATCTTGGCATTGCTTTCATTGATAATGTATCAGTTTGAGGAGTTACACTAGCTTCCTTAGTTTGTCCATTGTTAGCTGGTCTACTAGCTTTACAATTGTAATACCAGAATCTTCTATTGTGTTCATCTCCATCAATTTGGAATCCAAAAGCAAATCCTTTTGATTTTGCATCTGATTTTTCAACTAATGCACCATTACTATCAACTGTTTCTCCAAGAATCTTAGTTCTAATTGAATCTGGCAATAATGCTATTTCAACGTCACCTTCATATCCTTGATTAGCAGTATCAGAAAAATATTTAGTATTATCAGCATAAAAATCTGTATCATCTCCAGCTGGTGTTAATGATAAATTAACTGCACCTGGAACTACTACAGGAGTTTCATAAACATATTGATTTTGTTCATTTATAGTAAATGGAGCAATTACAACATGTGATAATCCGAATTTAACTTTATTCATAATCTATTCCTCCTTAAATTAAATAATAATTATGATATATTTTTTCATCTTCATCCCATACCTCATCATCTATAGTATAAGGAATGTTATGAGAATCAAATAAATCCTCAATTTGATGTAATAATTCAACATCATGTTTTAAAGTAACAACTTCGATTTGAAAATTATTACTTTTATAATAAGTTTTATTCTCTGCATTAAAAACATCAGCAGGAGTCATACTATAAGCCATAAATGGTGGATTTTGTGCTTCTTTAAAGTGATCATAAGCTACTGGTATTTCTAATTCTTGTAATAGAGTATATAATTCTTTTTCTGACATATTAACCTCCCGTTTTAATTATCTTTTCAACATTTTTTTCGTATTCTTTAATACAAGTTTCTTCAACTGGTTTGATATGAACAATTGCTTTTGTCTTTTTACCATTCCTAGTTAAGTGTCCTTTTTCAAGTAAATGAGTTAACTGATAATCAGTTGCATTATGAATCGTACACGATATATAATTTGAACCTTTAGTAGTTTTTACTCTCCACCCTTTTGCATATTTACCCTTATTTTTAGGTGAAGTTGCTTCAAGAGTTTTTTTACCATCTTTTGCTCTTTGTATTACTTCATTAGTAATACTTTCTTGTATATCATCAGAATAACTATTTAATATTTCAGTAATATCTAAAATAGAAGATGCCATTATTCACTTACTTCCTCATCAGAATTATTAACACCTGCTTTAGATTCACATACAAGCACAATATCAAATTTATTTTTAGGATCAACTGTTCTAATAATGGAATATCTATTATTGTTCCATTTTAATTCTGATTCACCAGAATAATTTAACCTCTTAATAACAAACTCGATAGTTGGTTTATATCCAGCAGTTAAAGCATTATAATATTCATTAGTTTTAACACTTTGCCTTTTCGCATATGTTTTTTTAGATGTTTCGGAAGTAGATATACAGTTTCCTATATCATCTACTCCCTCAGTTTTAGTGATTAAATAAATAATTTCAGTGTAATCCATTATTTACCTTTTACTGTGTACTCAACATAATTTCTTAATTGATTTTTTTGTAATCTATAAGAATTACTATACATTTCAGCATTATTAACATCTAAAAAACTTAATACATATGTTTTTATCGCAGTTTGTACTAACTTATCTTTTTCAAATAAAGTATCGACTATGCCGATACTCTTTAAATCGTTTTTACAAGAATCAATATAATCATTGATAATATTATCAAACTCATTATGATTAATGCCTTGTATTTTTTTTATTTCCTCAAGCATAGTCTTCCTACTTTCTATCTATTATTCAGAAGTTTCTTTTTGACCAAGAGCGAAACTTGCTGGTTTAGCTTTACCATCATAGATACCATAAGCACCATAAGTTACTTTTCTACCTTTGATAGTAGATTCTTTATCAACTCTTACTGAACTAACTTCATTGAAGATATAGTTTCTAGGATTTCCAGCAACGATATCATCGTTTTGTAGATATGGATCTACTTCGATAGAGAATCCTTTAACAGCAGGGATACCATTTAAATATGGATAATTTCCATTATTATCTTTATAAGAAATAATGTCTAAGTTAACATCTGTAGAGATATAAACTTTAGCACCAATTCTAGCATCTTTAGATAATGATTTATATGTGTTTAATATTCTTTCTATAGCATTAGCACCAGTTGTAACTGGAGTTAATCCATGAGTAACACCTGTAGGTTGTCCACTACCAGATCCGTAAAGAACAGCTTTAACGATAGCTTTACCCATTTTTTCATTTAATTCATCTAAAATGAAATCAATGAATGAATCAACAGCCATTTCTTCTAACTTCCAAGTGATAACGATATCTTTTGCAAGTTCGAATCCTGTTAATTGTAAGCTCTTATATTCTTGACCTTCATTTTTAGTTTCAGTAGTTTCTGAATACCAATTTGAGTCATCAGCTGCAAATAAATAAGGTAAATCAACATTACCATCTACAGCTAATTTTCTTACATCTCTAAAGAATGGTGAATCTTGAGAAATTAATTCCATTAATTCCATTCTTACAGATGTAGGGATGAATAAACCACCATTGTTTATTCCTTGTGTATCAACAGCACTAGCAGTGAATTCAGTAGCAGTAGTAGTGATAGCATCACCTAAAGCTCTTTTTTCATCTTCTGTGAATCTTTCTTCTGGAAGATTCATCATTTTTTTAGCCCAAGCATTTCTATATTCTTTGCTTGATAAATCGAATTTCTTTTCTTTCATATCTTTTTCCTCCTTAACTTCGATTTCTAATTTTCTAGCTTCTACTTCGCCAGATTCTAATTTTTTAGCAACTTCATCTTTTGCTAATTGAGATCTAATTTCACTTTCTTCAGATTTTAAAGTATCAACTTCTTCATTAAGTTTTCTTATTTCTTCAATATCCTCAGATTTTGCAACTAGATCTTTTATTTGAGCCATTCTTGACTCTATTTCTTTAAGTCTATCCATCTTGGATACCTCCCTCTAAAATATGTTTATTTTATTCTTTAAAAGTCTACCTTTAAACAAAAAGACTATTATTGCTCAAGTCCAAGCATTTATTAAACAGTTTAGTTGAATCACTCAACAAAAAAAGAACTCAAGTCCAAGTTCTTAGTTCATAACTGTATTAACCTAATTTTGACATTATTTCTTTTTTTGCATTTTCTAATTCTTCTTTATGTTTTCTTATTTCTTTAATATCATTAGATGATTTTTCTAATGATCTAGCATAAATAGATGTTGAATCATAAAATGGTTGATCTACTACAGATACATCATATAGTTTTTTAATACTATTAATTGTTCTTGTATTAGTTTCATAATCGTATGTATCTTCATCAACACTAAATGCAAAACTCATTTTATCCAATAATCCTGCTTTAATTGCTTCATAAATATTTTTATGTTCAGTAATATTAGGATTTAATTTAGCTTTAATCTTTAATCCTTTTTCATCTACTGTTAATTCTAAAGAACCACCCTTAGTTCTAGCTAAACATAAGAATGAATCATTATGATTATATCTTAAAACAACATCAGTCATATCTGCATTATCTAATGCTCTATTACTAATTACTTCTGTGTAATCATATGTTGCGGGACTATTGAAAACAACAGCATATCCCTCAATGATCATTTCATTTTGTTCATCTTCTATTGCTCTCATTTCTAAATTTTCATTTAGAAGTCTTACTTCTTTATTCATCTTGTTCACCTTCTTCCTTATCTTTATCATCATTACCAACTTGATATTGTTTAGCAATGTTACTATCAATATGATTTAAATCTTGTAATACTTTTTGACCTTCACCATTTGGTAATGGTTCCATATTAAAGATTTCTCTTAATTCATCTACCATCATTAAGTTATTTGCATATCTTAATACATTAATCTTAGTTTCATTACTTGCATATTGAAGTCTATTTGACGTAAATATTACTTTATTACCATGATTTCTTTCAGTTTCAGTGAATAATTTATTAGTGAACTCATGACTCATTTGAATTGCACATGGTTCAATAACACTTTCATAGAATGCATTCCATTCACTTTCACTATATTTTGATTGAATAATTGATTCTGATAATCCAAAATAAGCTAATACCTTGTCATTAATCATCTTCATTTGTTCTGCAGTTGCAGTTTTAGGATCTAATGTTATAGGTTTAAACTCTTTTGTTGCATCTAATACACCAAAACCATCACTATCTTCGCTAGTAATACTATCAATAAACTCTTGCCTTATTTTTTTAGCATCATCTGGTTTTAACATTGAATTAGATTCTTTAATGACACCTTTAATGCTTTGAGTTCCTTTAATAGCATTGATTATTCCTTCATCTAAAATATGTTTCCTAGACAATACTTTAGTGATTGCCTTATTATCTCCACCTCTAAAACTATCTAAACTAGTAAATCTTTTTAAATGAATTAAATCGTTCATTTCAATAAATCTACTTTGTCCACTACCAAAATTAAACTTTAAATATATTTTATTTTGATACTCGTATGGCTCATAGTTACCATAATGAAGTGGGTATAAGGCAACTGGTTTAAAGTTTTTATCTTTTTGAATATATACAAATGCTTCATTATATGTGTATAACTCACTTAAAATGTAATAATAGAAATAATATCCATTCATATAATCGTTTGGTCTTTCAGATATTATTTTTTGTAATCTATCATCTGCATTTCGATACTTTTTATCTTTGTTTTGAACATGTTTAGGATTTAATTTTGCACCATTTCTAGCGATTGTATCAATGCATATTCTTGCATCAGGATCATCATATACCTTGCCATCATATTTAGTAAAAACTGGAATATAACCATTTAAAAATTTTAATCTTATAGCATTAACTATTTTATTGGATTTTTCAGTACCAAATAATCTACTAAATAAACTTCTTTTTTCCTTAGCCACTAGTTTTAACCTCCTCACTTATAAAATTTAAGTATTCTTGATTCTTATCAATAAAAATACAGTAAGCATCAATTAAACTTACTGTACCATCTATTCTTTGTCTTGATTTTTCTTTATCTGGTTGAATATTTTCGTTTGAATCCATCTTGACAACTGTGTTAGATAAACACCACTTTAGTATCGGATTATTATCATAGTTTACTTTTTTATCCATTAAATCAGCTCTTAACTGCTTCATAGGACTAGACATTGTTTTCATACCTTGTCTTACTTCAACCATATTAAATCCGTAACTAATCATTTCTTTGCACCAAAACTGTGCATTCCAACTATCATAACCAATATATAATGGTCTTAGATCATAATCCCTGACTTGTTCAAGAAACCAGGCAGTAACATCTGAATAATCAATTTTAGAATCACCAGATAATCTTAAATATCCATTCTTTAACCATTTATCATATGGTATCTTATCTTCAATAACTTTCTTTTCTAATGAATTTGTAGGAATCCAATACATTTGTTTTATTTTTATTTCTCCGTTTTGAACTCCTAATAATGTAGCACATGTTAAGTCAGTAGTACTTGATAAGTCACATCCTCCAATGCAATAACAGTCTTTAAATTCACTGTATTTTTTCTCGTTATTAAGATCCTCAAATGATAGCCAACAATTAACACTGTTTTGCCTTACATTAAAATCTTTACATAATAAATTAACTAGCTCAATTGGATTATTTTTGGCTCTTTGAACCTTTTCTCTTAAATCCTTAATAGATTTTATAGTTCCAAGTGCTGGATTTGCCTTAAACCACGATTCTTCACTTAACCACTCATTTTCTTCATCTAATTCATATATGATTGGAAGCAATGTTTCATCTTCTATTGTACCTTCAATAACTTGTGAACTGTAATCATAATCGTTATCAAAAACATTAGATCTAACTGTTCCCATTGTTGAGGTTTCTAATAGTAATGGTTGTTCTCTGGCACTCATAGAATCATACATAACATCCATTAAATTTTTATCGGTCCATGCATGAGTTTCATCACATATTACACATGATGCATTCAAACCATCCATTGAGTTACTATCAGATGCTAAGGCTCTAAAAAATGAATCATTAGCATCATAATAGATACCACCTATTAAACAGCGAATCCTTTTAGCTAAGCAGGGCGATTTCTTAATCATTTTTTTTGATTCTTCCCAAACAATTTTAGCTTGTTCTCTTTTAGTAGCAACTGAATAGATTTCTGCTCCACCTTCTCCATCTTTTGTTAACATATAGTTAGCAATTGCAGAAGCAAGCACAGATTTACCATTTTTTCTTGCTACAAAAAATATTGCTTTTTTGTACTTTCTTAATCCTGTATCTTTATCAACAAAACCAAATAATGCTTGTACAAATGCTTTTTGAAACAATTCTAATTTTAATGGCTTACCACACCATTTTCCTTTTGATTGTTTGCAATATTTTTCACAAAAATGAATACATCTTAACGATTTTCTTTCATCAAATACATAGGTATGTGTTTCATTTTCGCCAGTTAATTTATTATAAAAAGAAACCGTTTTTGGGTTTCTAATGTCATCAACTAACTTCTCATAAATTTTTCTAACTTTTTTTCCTACCTTATTTGGATTATCAATGATCCATTTATAATATTCTTCTATGTAAGTCACTATAAATCATCTTCATCAAATTTATCTTCATCATTATATGATGTTTCAGGTAACAAATCATTTATCTGTTTAATAATGGATTGATAATTCTTAACCATAGTATTATATGGTGATAGTGCTGGATTTGCTCTCTCAATAAAATATTTTCCTTGATCCATTTCCACAACTAATCCTTTACTATCAATTTCAGATTTTAGATTCTTTAATGTTTTCTTCATGTATTCTGCTTCCTTAATAAGATTTAAACCTAACACACTTTTTTCATTATCCATCTCATTAAATGTTTCTTTTAACATTTTAAAGTTAATTTGAACCTTTTTCACGATTTTTCACCATCTTTCTTTCAGGTAGGGGGGTTATGCACACGTTTTGCACATTTTTCGAAGGTCCTTGCACCGTTGTCCTATAGTGGCAATTGATTGCTCTAATAGGGGGGCTATGACCTGCTTATTAGATTGCCTTCATCATCAAACATAACATCATCTCTTGTTACCGAAGAATTGAAATGCTCTTTATTATGACAGTCTATACACAACCCTTCTAAGTTATCTATGTTCAAAGATATATTATAGTTACTAAAGTTTTCATCAGTTAAATATATCTTATGATGAACGATTCCTTTTAATCTTTTTTCTTGAGGTATATATTCACTTAGTTTATCAACATATACTGGTCTATGACATCTAGCACATAAACAGTATTGTTTCCTCCAGACATTAAGTCTTACCTTCTTCCATGCTGTAGTAGCATAAAACTCTTGTCTAGTCATAATCTATTTTCTTTTTGATTTTTCAACTTTAGTCTTTGGAACTACAGCTCTTTGAACTTCTTCTGAATCTTTAATGATTTCTACTATCTTAACTAAACCTTTTAATTCTAAATGTTCAGCTCTTTCTTTAGTAGTAATCCAAGTACATCTATTAGGATGTTTTTCAGGATTCTCATAAGGAATATCAGTAGAAGTTACTTTTCTTTCATCTTCTTCAATATCATAATAATTTCTGATACATTGAACCTTAACCTTCATATTTCTTTCCTCCTCATAATAACTTTTTTTATTAAAAAATATAGAAGCATATTTATCTTCTAATTTTTTAAAACTAAACTTAGGTACATTAGTTATTCTTTTTGCAACATCATCTACATTGCTGCAATCAAAATTAACTATGTAAGCATTCTTTCCATCCTCTACACCTATTTCTTTTAAGTAAGGTAATGGTGTAGTTATTATTGGTATGTTTCTATATAGTGATTCATTCAGTGTATAAGAACATGCTTCACTATCAGATAATAAGCATACATATGTTGCCATACTTAAAAACTTATCTATATCTAATCGATTTGGTATAACTATCACATTAGGATGACATATAGCACCAATGTCATTTGTTATAACAAACCATATGTAATTAACTTTTGCTTTATCTAGTGCTTTAGCAAGTTTTAACATTCTATCTGGTCCTTTATGACTATGTAATCTTGTAGCACTAACTATTACAATAGTTTGTTTTTCTTCTATTGTTAATGGATTATAACTTAACATCACTTTATTAGTATGAAGTATTTTTTCCATCTTTTCTTTTAAGAAATCAGTTATTGCAATATACTGTTCTATTCTAGGATTATAAAGAGGCATTCTACTATATATTGGATTAGAATAGTCAGCATGTATTGTTTGATATATCCTAGCAGTTTTATTAATGTAATTAATTATACTCTGATCATAATTAATTATTGCTACATCACATTCTATTTGTTGGTCAGTATGAATATATACATTACAATATTTTCTTAATCTAATTTTTTGCGTTTCATCACATTTTTTACAAACAACAGCAATATCTAAATAGTGATATTTTTTTACTAATTCATATACATATGTTTCTATACCTCCTAATTTACTGATAGTAGGCATAAATATTATATTAGAATGCTTAATTACTTCATTCATAATTTATTAACCATTTCATTACAACTTTTTAGATATTCATGTAATTTCTTCTTAAGATATTCTTTGATTTTTCCTTCTGGTTGTTTTTTTATTAATTCATACAATTCACCACAAAAATTAAATCTATAAAACTCATATTCAGTCATGTTACTTATTGAATTAGAATTAAGTCTATTCCATATATGTGAAGGTCTACCTAAATAAGTAAATGAATTACAATTTAAAACCAATCTATAATGTTGACCTAAGTCTTCAAATAATGTTCCTTCTTTTTGTAAGTTATCTAATAAGAATGATTTCTTACAAACTTTAGTCCATAAAGCACAAGTATATCCGAATATTGCTTCTTCTTTAGTTTCATAATGTTGTCGACAAGTCATATCATAATCTATTGTATGAACTATATAATCTAAAAACATTATATCTTCACCATTTAGTTTATAATCGATATCTTCAAATACATTATTATCAACAAATCTATCATCACAATCTATACAAATAATATATTCTCCAGAAGCTTCTGCAATGCCAACATTTCTTGAACCACCATTTAGTCTTCTGGTCTTATTTTCTATAACTTTGCAGCCCATACATTTGTTGTTAAATAACTTTTCATATTCTCTAATTATTTCAATTCCACCATCAGTACTCATATCATCAACAATGATAACTTCATAATTAGTAAATGTTTGATCTAATATGCTTTCAAAACAATTAGTTAACCATTCTTTATTATTCCATACTGGAATTATTACACTAAACTTAATCATCCAAACATCCTATCTATGTCACTCTGTGTTGCTTTCTTTTCTTTATCCTCAACACTTGACAATAAAATATTCATTAAACTAACAAAAGACATTTCTTTCATGTCTTCAAATGTGATATTTAATCTTTTAGCTAAGGCGACTACCGTATATTCATCTGCTGGCTCATCAGAAGATGAAGAAATATTAGTCTTGATGTAGTCGCCCTGATATGGGAGAACAAGCTAAAAGAATTACATCATTCATCCATTCTTTATCATCATAGATACTATTAATACCTCTCAAGAAACTTTCATAATCAGTAACTTGATTAGAATCAGCTTCTTTAATAAGAATGTATGATATTCTTAGAAGTAACTCAATTACTCCATCTATTTCATCTGCTGTTAAATCCTCTAATTTATTAACATCTAGTTTTGCTAGATTCTTAATATCTCCTATAAAACTTCTTCCAGTTTCATTTTTATATGCAAATTGAGTAAATGCACTCGATTTCATCTTATAATCTTTATCAGATATTTTAATTATTCTTTCCATGTTTATTTTCCCTCCTATTTAATATGTATCTTTTTAATTCTACACAAGACATATCATCTATTGGTTTTGGAGTATATCTTTCTTTAACTTCTAAAAGATATTCTTTAAAACCTTTCTCATCTCTAATTCTCTTGTGTATTAAATCAGTATTATCAGTTCTTTCAATAATCAAATAATCATATAAATGGCATTTATTAGCATAATCTATCATACTATATACAACTTCTTTTTCATTGCTGCATATATCTAATAATTGCCATCTTCCTACACTGGTATATAACTTGAACATCTTTGATCTCCTTTAATTATTATATTTTTGTAATTAATGCCATTATTTTTTAAAAAGTATCTTATCTTTATTAATTCTGATACTTTAATTTTTGAATTAATTAATATTTCTCTATTCTTCCACTCTATATCATAGTGTTTTCTTAAATAATAATTAATCCTATCTCCTAGTGTTATTTTTTTCATATAATCACTTTCCTTTTTAGATACTTGCCAATCCCTCAATCGGTTGTTCATTATCATTGTATCTGCCGATTTCCCTTTTTCACCCAAAATAAAAGATATATATTGCTATATATCTAATCGTTATAATACATAGAGGTAAAATAACATCGTGCTTTATAAGCACTGAACCAATGATATACGAATTGGATTCGAACCAATGTCTATGTCTTACCTAGTATTAACATTATTCTACCAACCTAAAATACTTATATATCATCAGTTCACTACCTATAAAAGATAGTGCGTTGCGTGATTGCAACTACAATTAAAATGAATAGTAGTGCCTATTATAAGCACCATTGAATGGTTATATCTAGCGAGAAGTCTAAATCTAATATAAAGTTTGCTCCGTTTTAATATTAATAGTCGACTATTAAAAACTTCTTTCTCGAGTCCGATAAGACTTATTATCTAGTTTCGTTATATCTCTATAACTACTCATTGCTTATAACCACTCAATGCTACCTATAAAGGTAACACACATAATCTCACTTTAACCATCACTTTCCTAACAAATGGTAGTTATTGCGATTTCTGAAAAACGACTTCGTTTAGGATCTAGGTATTAGTCGCAATCCCCACTTAAATTCAGAAAGATATCTGATGATATCTCTCCTATAAACTAGATTTATAAGTTTGCCCTGAAATAGTGAATATAATGCTATGTGCATTATTCCACTATACATATTTTAATATATAAAAAACGGACAAAACGGGACAATTAATTTTTTTTCTTATATCTTTCATATTTCTTTCTGCTAGTATCAGTAGCATAATGAAGTAATTGATCTATTTTAATCCAACTATAATTCATTTCTTCTTTATAATATACAATTAAATCTACATCTTCATATTTTTTCATTCTTAATATCTCGTTTGCTAATAATGTTTGATATGAACTAAGCTTTGCTTGATACTCATATATTTTTTTATCACATTCTTCATCTTTAATCATATATGTTGCAAATGGATCAAAGTCTTTTATTGAAGATTGCACTTGTATATCTTTGTATCTCAAACCTTGTGGTTGTGTGTATTCGAAGTGTATTTTCTTCTTCTCACACCAAAATCTTATTTGGTTCTGGTATTTATAAATCTCGTTTTTTATTTCTTTTAATGACATATAATCACTTGTTTTAATTACTTGTTCCATATT